ACTTAAAGAAAGTGGTTCTAACTTTGTAGGAAAAGCAAAAATCCTCTCTACCCCTATGGGTAAAATTGCATCTTCATTGATAAGTGAAGGTGTAAAGTTAGGTGTTTCTTCTAGGGGAATTGGTTCACTTAAGATGACCAGAGAAGGAATTAATGTTGTTGGTGAAGACTTTATGTTAGCAACAGCAGCAGATATAGTAGCTGATCCTTCAGCACCAGATGCATTTGTTTCTGGTATTATGGAAGGAAAAGACTGGGTATGGGATGGAGGTGTTCTTCGTGAGAAGTATGCTGAAAAAACATACAAGACTATCAACACTTTAGTTGATCAAAAGAAATTAGATGAGCATAAGTTAAATCTTTTTAACGATTTCTTATCAAACTTATAACTTATCTAAATAAATATAGTTTAATACTCGGATAATCAGAGGGTTTACCAATGTCTCGTGGAGATTTACAAGAAATGGAAGTAGGCACTAAGCAATCTAAGGGTCCTGTAACTGCAAATGCAAAGGCAGGAGACCCAATGCCAAAACTAACTACTGGTGGAACATCAGTGGGTTATGAGGATCTTGGTGGTCCAACACCAGATAACTACAAGCCAGATAATGACTCTGCAAAGATCAAGGAACCTCGGATTAAAACAGTGAAAGATGTAGTTAACAAAGGTGCAAAACCTGCTGATCCCATGCCACAAGGACTTAAATCTGGTGACGAAGTAGAACTAGAAGATACACAAGAAATTGTAGCAGAGACAGAAGAAACTACAGAAGAAACAGTAGAAGAAGAAACAGTAGAAATTGACATTGAAGCAGATGTCAATGCTCTTTTAGGTGGTGAAGAACTATCTGAAGAGTTCAGAGAAAAAGCAAAGACAGTTTTTGAAGCTGCTTTGCAGTCCAAAGTCAGTGAACTGGCTGAGGGTATGCAAGCTAAGTATGATGAGAAGCTTGCAGAAGAGGTAGAAGCATCTAAAGCTGCACTTGCAGAAAGAGTTGATTCTTACCTTGAATATGTTGCTGAAGAGTGGTTCGTTGAAAACGAACTTGCTATTGAGCACGGTCTTAAGACCGAACTGACTGAATCATTCCTTTCTGGAATGAAGGGTCTTTTTGAAGAACATTATGTACAAATCCCTGACGATAAATATGATGTGCTAGAAAGCATGGTAGAAAAACTAGATGACATGGAGACCAAGCTCAACGAGCAAATAGAGAAGAATGTTTCATTAAACAGTAGACTTGCTGAGTCTGTTGCTGATGGAATTTTGGATCAAGTTTCTGATGGCCTTGCTGCTACTCAGAAAGAAAAGCTCGCCTCACTTGCCGAAAGTGTAGAGTTTGAAAGTGAAGACCAATATCGTGGTAAGTTGGAAACACTTAAGGAATCTTATTTCCAAGGTGTTAGTCCAAAAGCAGCAGGAGAGACAATTTCTGAGACAGTAGATCATAGCCAGGGAGATGTTTCTGGTTCAATGGCTTCTTATCTTAAGACATTGCAAGCTGTTGCTAAGAAATGACTTTAGAATTTTAATCAAACAAAACAAAGAGGTACAACGCAATGTTCAGTGCTGAACATCTGCAGGAAAAGTGGGCTCCTTTGCTTGAAGCAGAGGGTGTTGACAAAATTACAGATCCACATCGTAGAGCTGTAACCGCTGTCCTGTTAGAAAACCAAGAAAAATTTTTAAAAGATGAGCAAGCTTTTGCTCAAGGAACTATAACTGAAGCATCACCTACCAACAGTGCTAATGCTGCTGGTGCATCAGGTGGTTTTGGTGCTGGTTCTGCTGCTGGTGGTCCAACTGCTGGTTTTGATCCTGTTCTAATCTCATTGATTAGACGTTCAATGCCTAACCTAGTTGCTTATGACCTAGCTGGCGTTCAACCAATGAGTGGTCCTACTGGACTAATCTTTGCAATGAGATCCAGGTATAAGGATCAATCAGGTTCAGAGACATTCTTCGATGAAGTAGATACAGCATTCTCTGGACAGTCTTCAGGTAACAACCTAACTGGTGGTATTTCTGAAGTTAACACAGGTTTGGGTACAACTTCACAGTCTGGTACTAACCCTGCTGTTCTTAACCCAACCTCAAGTGCAGATAAGACTGCATATAATGTTGGTCAAGGAATGGTAACTGGTGACTCTGAAGCTCTTGGAGATGCTGCTGGTAACATGTTTAACCAGATGGCATTCTCTATTGAGAAGGTCACTGTTACTGCTAAGTCAAGAGCCCTCAAGGCTGAGTACTCACTAGAGCTTGCTCAAGACCTCAAGGCAATTCATGGCTTGAATGCAGAAGCTGAACTTGCTAACATCCTTTCTACTGAAATCCTTGCTGAAATCAACAGGGAAGTCATTAGAACAATCTATAAGGTTGCTGAACAGGGTGCTGTAGAAAACACAGCAAGTGCTGGTGTATTTGACCTTGACATTGACTCCAATGGTAGATGGTCAGTTGAGAAGTTCAAAGGTCTTCTCTTCCAGATAGAAAGAGATGCTAATAGAATCGCACAGAGAACACGTCGCGGAAAGGGCAACATTATCATGTGCTCTGCAGACGTTGCATCTGCACTAACAATGGCTGGTGTACTTGACTATACACCTGCTCTTAATGCTAACCTTAATGTTGATGATACTGGTAACACATTTGCTGGTACTATCCAAGGTAAGTACAGAGTATACATTGACCCATATTCTGCTAACCTAGCAGCTAACAACAGTGGTCTTGCTCAAGGCAGCAACCAGTACTATGTTGTTGGTTACAAAGGTGGTTCACCTTATGATGCAGGACTGTTCTATTGCCCATACGTTCCACTACAGATGGTTCGTGCAGTTGGGGAGAACACCTTCCAGCCAAAAATTGGATTTAAGACAAGATATGGTCTTGTTTCAAACCCATTTGCTGAAGGACTTACCCAAGGACTTGGCAGACTCCAAGTTAACAGCAACCGCTACTACAGAAGAGTTGCAGTTAAGAACATCATGTAAGCTAGATGCTTATATTTCTCAAAGACCTCCTCTTGTAGGGGGTCTTTTTTTGTTTGTTGACAAGTGTCTGAGGCTTTGTTATAATTTGACTATCCATTGAATAATATGTATTTTTTAAATGTCCACTTTATTGCAAGACCACAATCCAAGACTAGATAGAACCTTCAATTTGAAGGCTGCTCCTCCTACTAGGAGTTTCATAATTTGTGCTGATAGGGTATTCACCCCTCATGCTCGTTCTAGTGCTGGTGGTACATTCAAGTTCCCTTGGTTTGATTCTGAGACTCGAAGAGCAGGAGGATTTTTTGTTGTTGTACCCAAAGCAAAGTATGATATTGATAAGGGTAGACCAGGAATGCCTCATGCTGCTCTAAAACATGCAGGTATGAAGTACAAGACTTCAAAGGGAACAATGGTTGGTGAGAATGGAGAAATCTTATATGGTTACTACTGCAAGATCACCAGATGCCCATCCAATGCACACTTCTAATGAAAGACCTCCTCTTGTAGGGGGTCTTTTTTTATCTAAATAATTAAAAAAGATAATGACAGCAACTGGTTTTAGAAATCAAGTAAAGAATAAAAACTTTTTAAATCCTACTGGGTTTAGGTTTATTTTAAATCGTGCACCTAAAGTTACCTTCTTTTCAAATCAAGCAAATATACCAGGTTTAAATCTAGGTGTAACTGAACAAACATCTTACTTAACAGATATTCCTGTACCTGGTGACAAACTTCAATTTCAAGATTTAAATCTAAGGTTCTTGGTAGATGAAGATTTAGAAAACTATCTAGAGATACAACACTGGTTAAGAGGACTTGGTTTCCCAGATAGTCTGAAAGAAATATATGATTGGCAAAGTAGCAATCCAAATACACCTAGAGGAGAATTAAACTATACATGTGATGGTACATTGAATGTTCTTTCTAGTTCTAATACACCAAACTTTAAAATTAAGTTCTTAGATATGTTCCCTGTATCATTGTCAGATCTAGACTTTGATGCTACTGATAGTGATATAGACTACTTGACAGCTACTGTTACTTTCAAGTATACTATATACAACATTACTGATTTGGATGATAATATTTTATGAGTATTGATCTTGAATCTATTCAAGAGATGTGGGAAAAAGATGCACAGATAGACAGAGATAATCTACATGATGAGTCATTAAATATTCCCTCTCTACATGCTAAGTATTTTGAATTGTATAATACTATATTTCTTTTAAGAAAGAAAGCAGAACAGCAGCGTAAAAATATTCGTCATGAACGTTATGAATATTTT